TCGGCCTGCCAGAGCAGGCGCCTGGCACGGAGCACGGCGGCTCTCGCGCTGGTGGTATAGGGCAGGTCCAGCACTTCGAAGCGCGAGGCCGTGGTGGCATCGTAGCCGGTGCGGTAGATGATCCGCTCGCTCCACTGCCCTCTGGCCCGCTCGTCCGGCCAGCGCACGCGCAGCGCGTGGGGTCGCGCCGCCAGCGACTTCTCCCCTCGCACGGCTGTCATGTTGCGCGCGGTGAAGTGTTGCACCACGGTCGTCTTGGGTTCGTCCACGACCACGGTGTAGATGCCGTTGGGCATGGCGGGCACGGCGTTGGCGGTCGCGGCGATGTCGGTGAGACGGTCCCAGACGCTCACGCCAGAGTCGATGAGCGCGCCGTCGAAGGTGAGGCCGAGCTCGTCGGCGGAGTCTGCCCAGGCCATGAGCGCGTCGAGGTCGATGCGGCTGTCAGCGACAGGCCGCGCGTTCGAACGGCCGCGCAGCACCTCGGCGAACGCCCAGGCCGGCGAGCGCGTCTCCTGCTCGACCCACGCCGAACCGTTCCACACCGGCAGCACGGCCTGCACTGTACAGTTGAACTGGTCGATGACCCCGTTCAGCTGGTCAGTCGCCCTGACTCTGATCTCGACGGTGGCCAGGTTCGCGGCGTTGAACGGCGGGTCGTTGCGGTAGCTGCGGAAGGCCGTCCAGAACGCCTGTTCGGTCGTGACGGTCTGATCTTGGCCTTCGTTGTCGCTCTGGTCGTCCTGGGTGACACGCTTCACGCGCAGGTCGTACTGACCGCGCTCGGGCACCTCGATCCGGATGGTGCGCCGGATCGCCTGCTTCGAGTTGGCGCGGATGGTGAAGTAGCCGCCGCCGTCCTTGATGACCGACACCCGGTCGTCGGAGATGTCCGCGTTCAGCCAGACGCTCGAGGCCGCGGCCTTGTACTGAACGTGGAATTGCACCTGTAGCTGGTACTTCCGCCCGCGGCCGGTGATAGTCTGCAAGCCATTCGGGAACACAATGTCGAAGGACATTTCGTCCGTCGACACCTCGCTCCGGCGCTGGCTGTAGCCGTTGACCTGCTTCAGCTCGATGTTCAGCGCCTGCTCGCGCACCTGGGCGGGGTACAGGGTGAGGTCGGGATCTGTGCTGTAGCCCTCGCGGATCCGGACCGTGATGTCCTCAAAGTTGGCCGTGGGGGTGTCGCCGATCCTGAGCGTCGAGATCTTGAGCGGCCCCTCGCCGATGACGAACACGACGCGCAGGTATTGGTCGCTGGTTCCGCGGCTCAGCTCGGTGTAGTACTCAGTGCCACGCGGCGGGGTGTAGCCGAGGACACGGCCGAAGATGCGCGGGATGGGCTGGTAAGGCCGCGCTTCGTTCCGCACACCCTGCAGGCTACGCAGCGGCGACAGCTCGTCGGCGCGACCGCCGAATCCGCTCGACTGACGGGGCGTCGGCGTGATCGCCATCTGAATCGCCATGCCGACCAGCGTCGCGCCGATGCCGACGGCGACGGCGCCCCAACTGCCCGCCGCCACCAGGCCCGCTGCCACCGCGCCCTTCACTGCGGCCGCGCTCAGAATGACAGGGATGAGCGCAGCCAGCGGGCCGTCAGGCACCGCACGCATGGTGACCTGCTGACCTGCGTGGGGGCGCGTCGATGACCATGCCTCCTTGGCGATGACCTGGTCGCCGATCACGACGACGGTGTAGGCCATCAGCTCGAGCGGCACGTTGCGCCGATAGGCCGCCTCGCAGATCGCGTCCTCGACCGTGCAGCCGACACCGAGGAAGAACGCGTCGCGCTCGGGGCGCAGCGGGTGCGCCTGGGCCAGTACGGAAAACGTCGGAACCGGCAACATCAGGCGAGCGCCTTGTGACGATAGAAGCCTTCGATGCGCGGCCGCCATTTCGGCGTGCGGTAGGACTCGACGCAGCTGTCGTGGCCATCCATCAGCACGTGCAGCATGCGGCCGTTCCCCAGCACCACGCCGATGTGCGCCGGCGCACCCGCGATACGAATCAGCACGCCGTCGCCGTAGCGTTCGGCGCCGCGCGAGACCTCGCGCCACGCGCCAAGCTCGTCAGCGATGAGTGCGGCGAGCTGCGCGCCGTCGTCGCCGGGGACCTGGTCGTTGTAGGTAGGCAGCGCGACGCCGAACTCGGCCAGGTAGAACGCACACAGCAATTGCCAGCACCCATGCGGGCGCTGCCAGGGGCGGCCGGTCCAGTCCATCACCGGCGCACCGCGCGGAACAACATCGGGAAGTCGACCGGGTTGAACAGCCGGTACGGGTACGGCTCGGTGATGAGCGACTCGACGGTGAGCCCCAGGCGCAGCTCGGCGGCGCTGTACTGGATGCTGGTGACCTCGAAGGTCCAGGGGCCCGCCTCGACGGTATCCAGCGACGTCGACATCACCACTTCGATGGCGACGGCAGCCGGCGTGGAGATGCTTCGCGCGATCACCACGAGCGCCTGGTCGACGTCGTGGAACACCATGTCGAGGCGCGGCAGCTCTCCCTGGACCGCCGGCGGCAGCATGGGCTCGAAGGGGTACGCGGTGTAGGTCTCGCCGCGGCTCACCACGTCAGTGAGGTCGGACACCAGGCGAATGGGGTCAGGCAGGTCGTCGTGGTCGATGGTGAGCAGCATGAGCGGCACGACGCTGGTCTGCTGGGCGTAGAGCGCGGCGCGCGCGGCGAGGGATACGTCGCGGCTCACGGCCAGATCCGGGTCTGCATGACCACGCGCAACATGCCGCCGCCCAGCGCCGTGTAGCCCGGGCGCGCGCTGAAGGTCATCGACACCGCGGCGCCGGTGACCTGGTGCAGCCAGTCGAACGCGTCGGCGCCGAAGCCCAGCGTGTCCTCGTAGAACGTTTCAAGCGTGGCGCGCTGCTCGATGGTGAGCACCATGGTCATGGTGAGATCGACGGGCGCGGCGGTGTAGAGCGGCCGGATCTTGGGCGGGCCGGCATCCATCGGCGTGCGAAGGGTGATGTCCATCGCCTGCTCTTGGAACCCCTCCAGCGTGGGGTACTGCGGCAGGGTGGCGGGCCAGGCAGCCATCAGCGGGTAGCCATCGGGGGCTTCAGGCCGAGCCGCGAGCCGCCGCGGCTGACGTTACGCTCCAGCGCGCTGGCGACCACCACCTCGAGCGTCCGGCCATCGGCGCCGCGGCGCGTCTGAATGTCGGAGCCGTTCTGGTTGAAGATGTTCACCACCGGCGCACCGCCGCCGCCTTCCATGCGCGTGCCCACGGCGACGAACTCGCCGGCGCGCGCAGTGAACGCCACCGGGTGCTCGGCGCCACTGCCCCCGACGCGGTACAGGCCGCCGGTCGCGTTGCCGAACAGGGACGCCGCGCCGCCGCCGGACTCACCAGAACCGAAGATGTTGCCGATCAGATCGCCCAGCGCGTTGGCGGCCGGCTCGATCACGGTTTTACGGAGCAGCAGCCGGGCGATGTCCTGCACAAGCCCGCGCAGAACGTCGCTCAGTTTCTTGCCCTCGACGATGGCGTCCTCGAAGGCCGAGGTGAAAGTGAGCCCCAAGTCGCGCGCGGTGTCCTTAAGCTTGTTGGCCTTGTCCTGGGCGGCCTCCATCTCGTCGCGCGCCGCGCGAATGCCGCGCTGGATGGTTTCCTGGCCCAGGCCCAGCCGCGGGTCGGCCAGTTCCTTCACGGTCTCGACGTACTTCTCGAGCGGCGTTTGCAGTTGCTCGACGATGGCCTGGCGACGCTGGATCAGCTGCTGCTGCACCTTGGCCTCGGCCTCGGCCTCCTGCTCAAGCGCGTCCAGCCGCTGCTCCTGCAGCGCCAGCGCATCCTTCTCCGCCTCGATGGCGGCCTTTTTCAGGTCGAGCTGCTCGGCCAGCGCGATTGCCGCGCGTCGGGTCTGGTCATCGAACTGCGCCGCGCTGCCGAACGCGATGTCGGCCTGCACCTTGGCGAGTTCGGTGTTGTTGTTCTGCGTGACGAACTGGCGGCGGAGCGCGTCGAGGTACTGTTCCTGCGCCTTCAGCAGGCGCTCGCGCTCTTTGACCTCGGCCTCGGTCTCGCCGGTGGTCAGCGCCGCGCCGGCGCCGTTACCGGCCAGCATGCCGAACCCGGGCTTGGGGGCCGCGCCGGCGGCGATCTGCGTCTCGACGGCGCCCAGCGCCGCGCGCGCAGTGGCCAGGTCCTGCTTCGCCTTCTCGATGCGCTTCGTGGCATCGACGCCGATCTTGGACAGCAGCGATCCCAGGCCCTCGGTCGCGGCGACGTCGGCCTCGGCGATCGACACCTTGAGTTCAGCGGCCCACAGGGTGAACGCGTTACCCATGTCGCTGAGCGCGGCACGGGTGGCGCCCGGCGCGTTGGCGATGGCCGTGAACAGCGAGGTCAGCGGGCCGGCCACCAGGTTGGCAATGCTCTTGCCGGCAGCAGTGGCCGCGACGCCCAGGTCGCCGATGGAATCGTTCAGCGCGTCGAATTGGTCCGCGTCGGCCTGGGTGATGACGCCGCCCAGTTCCACGAACCGCCCGGCCAGTTTCTCGATCTCGGCACGGCCGCTGGAGAGCAGCGGCAGCAGCTCGCGGTACGACTTGCCCAGGATGGCCTGCGCCGCCGCTGCGCGCTCCGCGGGGTTCTGCAGCCGCCCGAGCCCCTCGGCAATGGTCGACAGCTGCGTGACCAGGTCGGCTTGCGCCAGGCTTCGCGCGTTGATGCCGAGCGCGTCCAGCGCCTTCGCCGCGTCCGGCGCGCCGCCGCGCGCGACGTCGACCAGCACCTTCTGCAGGCGCCCGACACCACGCACCACGCCCTCGAGGGAGCCGCCGGACTGGCCGGCCGCGTAGTTCAGGAACGACAGCTGCTCGACCGTCGCGCCGGTGGCCTTCGACAGGTCGTTCAACCGGTCGCCGAAGTCGATCACCGACTTGACGCCTGCGGCCAGACCGCCGCCGGCGAGACCGCCGATGAGACCAGTGGCGAGACCGCCCAGCGCCGCCTTGGCGACGCCCGCCGCGGTCCGCATGGAGCCCACGGCGCGGTCGACGATACCCACGGCGCGGCCCATGTCGGACTGCAGGCGCGCCAGGTCCGCCTGCATCTGTATGACGAGGGAGCCAAGGGTCGCCATTACTAAAGCTCCGCCAGGAAGGCCTGCACGTCGTCGAAACTGGTCGGCCCTTCCGGCGGCTTTTCAGCGCGCAGGATCGGCGGCAGCAGCTCGTCCTGGGTCATGGGTGCGGCGTCTTTGGGTCGGTTGACGTTGAACGTGATGGCCACCAGCGCGGCCAGCAGCCGCGCCACGGTGCGGTCACCGTGCGGCGGGCGGACAAACGTGCGCAGGCTGTACTCGGCGCTGGTGATGCGGTCGCCTATCTCGTCCAGGGAGCACCCCAGCGACTGCGCAATCTCGAGCTGCACTAGCAGTTCGGGGTGCTCTCGGATTTTTTTTCGACGTCTTCCGGGTGGATGAGCGACAGCCGCTGCACGACGTTGAACAGGCGCACCGCGGCCATCGGGTGATGACCGCCGAACGCCTGCCACTCGTCCACCGTCATGAGCGCCTCGCCGTCAGCGTCCAGCACGCACCAGCTCAGCACCATCGGCATGGAACGCATGCGGCGCTCGAGGTTCTCTTCCTCGTTCGCCGCGGCCATGCGCTCCGAGAGCAGCATGCCGCGCACCACGACGTCGCCGCCCAGTTCGGGCACCTCGACGGTTTCCTTCGCGAGCGTTGGACGGCGCAGCTCGCTGCGCTTCAGGACGCTCACGAGCTGTAGGAGGTCGGGCGGCCCTCGGCCTCGAAGGTGAGATTGGTGGTCACCAGTTCCTGCGCGTTGCCGGTCGGCACGAAGGCGAACCCGACGTA